CGCACTTGAGAACACGTCACAGACATAGTCTTTAACTTCGACCAGCATATCCCAGAAGGCTTTTAATTTTTCCTTAACTGTGTCCCAATTCTTATACAGAGCGATACCGCCCGCCACTAGCAGACCGATAGCGGTGATCACTAAGCCGATTGGGTTGGCGGCTAACAGCGTGAACAGGGTCTTAGCGCCTGTAATGATTAGAGGCAGTACGCTTTTAGCAAGGGTCAGTCCTATAGAAATAAAGCTCTTGAGTGCTAAGGCTGTAGATACCACGCTAGACAGCAGCTTGCCTGCAAAGATAGCGCCAATCGCAATAGCAACGGTCTTGAGACCGCCCATCTCATTGAATAACTGCACACACGCTTTAACGAATTTCAGCGTGCCCTCAACGATAGAGCGCAACGGCAACTGCTGCAGGCTTTCTGAAAAATACTTGACCGCGTCAGTGATGGAAGACGCAATCCACTGCCGATTTACTTTTATCCACTCAATAAAACTCTCAAGTATCGGCTGCATCACAGGTATTAACTCGTTGCCTATGGTGAGCTGTAAGCCTGTAATGGCCTCTTTGACAGTTGTCATCGTGTCGCCGAACTTGGCGGCATTGGCAATCTGTTCCTCAGTCTGAATAAGACCGAGCGCCTCAGCTTCTTTACGAATTGCCTCAAGTTCTTTGGAACCGCCGCTTAAAGTCTTAATCAGGTTCTGCCCTGACTTGCCGAACAGTGTGGTAGCAATGTAAGCCTTAGCTGTCTGGTCTGTCTGTCGAGCAATCGCGTCCGCAATCTCAGGCATCAGCTGATCTGCAGTTCTCATCTGCCCGTTGGCATCCTTCATCGAAATGCCCAGATGTTTGAAGAGCGCGGCTACATCTTTGTTTTTGCCCTCCACAGCGTTGGCGAGATTAACGTTCAGCTTGGCAAGCGCACCGTCCATTTCTTCAGCGGACGAGCCACCGAGCTTGGCAGCAAATCTGAAAGACTGCAGGGCATCAGTAGCAACACCGAGAGAACGGGACACGTCATCAACTGAGCCCCCGTATTCCATGGTTTTCGCAATAGCGCCCTTGGCCATTGCGGCTACTGCGGCAAGACCACCCGCGAGTGGTGCAAGCGAAATCGCGCCGAGCTTTTTCAGTTCGTTGCTGAGCTTGGCAGTATTGCGTTTAAAAACCTTAAAGTTTTTCTGCACCTGCTTGAGAGTGCTCTGCAGTTGCTTGGCGTTCGCGCTCAGTACAACTTTTAACTGCTTGGTATCACTAGCCATTGTGGTGCTCACTAATCGCGGTTGATATTCGGTTCATCTGCTCGACTAACTGCGTCAATGTCTGCAGAGACATTCTTTTTACTTTTAAGGGGTTAAGGTGCCAGAAGTATGCGACATCAAAGCAGGCATCAACGATTTGCTTTGGTGTCACATCGCCTAGCATTGAGTGAAAAAATTAAATAACTGCCACCCTGCCTGGTCTAACTCAAACGCACCCATCTGCTTGATTACGCTTGGCGGTAATGCGCATAAGCGTGATAAGTATTTAATGGTGGTCTTAGGCTGTACAACTGGGCTCACGTCCTCACCTGCGCCCATATTGACGGCATACAGTGGGCCTAGTGCCTCAAGATCTTCTGCAGTAATAGCTCTAACTTCGAGCTGTTTAATCTCCCTCTCACCGTGTTTTAACGGTTTTTTGAGAGGGATGATCAGCTTGTTTTCGTCGGTCATCCCTTATCTCCTGTTAGTTACTCCTGAAAGGAGCCGTTTATACCTTCAAATCTGAGGCTTGCAGTACCATCAGAGGCACTGTAGGCTATCTCACCTGCGAGGTAAGCGCCTTCCAACGTGTATACCTTCCCGTTAGCAAGCTCTGCAGTAATGGTCATTTCTGTACCATCTACGAGAGTGCTGATAGTGGTCTTGTCGGTAATGTAAGCGGTCAGTGCTACGTATGGAGCGATTTGTGTCTCGTTGTAGCCTGCAACGCCTGCGGTTGAAAGCAGAGTTTCACGGGTGGCGGTAATTAAAGGCACCTCCACAGAGCCCTGCACTGATAACTGCTCGCCATCAACCTTGATGTAGCAAGTACCTGCTATACGTGCCATTATTCACCTCCATTGGTGCTGTTGTACTGTAAGCGGAACTGATTGAGCACTGCAAAGATGCGTAACTGGTTGACCACATCAGGTGGGAGCAGTACGTCTACGCGGTTCACATCAGTCTCGTTGCGCTCTACGATTAAGTTCTTAGCGAACAGGTCGGTATTCTCAACGATGCCTAAGCGCTCCATAGCTTTGTACTGAGCGATTAACTCAGACTTAATCACAGAAGGGGTGACGATTGCGAGACCTGGACCGTAGCGAGTGCCATTGTCAGCGAGTAAGTGGCGAGGGTATTTGCTAGTGATAGCGGTCTTGAGGCGCTTCTGTATATAGGCGAGAGTGAACAGTGTCTCTGAGTCAAGGTAGCTGTTATCGTCATCGCCAAAGGCATTGGTCTGATAAGTGGTAATTGCGCGCTCAATGCGTACATAGCCACCGCTGACGTACAGAGTAGCGATACCGTTCATTAACAGAGTCTGACGCTCTGTGAGGTTGAAACGGTCTGCAAGTGCAGGTTCCATCAGTCCAACTAACTGACCTGTCTGAGTAGGTCTAGCCGGGTGGTTAGTGATGAACAGAGACTCACGACCTGTGACGGCAGCGCCAACTAACCAAGCAGGCTCAGGGAAATTAGCCTCGAGTCCAAAGATAGTTACGTGCTGATCATTGCGGGCTGAACCGAAAGAAGCCAGAGCACTGTTGGTTCCGCGTAATGCCTTGAAGACATGGCCGTATAACTGACGGGTTGGAGACCAACGACCTGCGCTGTCCTCGAGTTCATCGCGCCAAGCGTTGAGCACTGTTGCATCGCAAGCGGCACCGCATCCAATGAAGTCGTATGCCTCATCACCTAAAGCGGCGGCCACGGTAGCGATGTCAATGTCACCTGCGCCACTTGCCATGGTTACGATGGTTAAGGTAATACCCTCAACGTCTTTCTCGCCACCTGCAAGGCCCAGACGGTTCTTAGAGATGATAATCTCATTACCGTATACACCTTTAGCTTTAGCGGTTAAGTCAACGATGGAATTATCACCGCTGTTTACTGCGGCTGTGACAGGGTTGTCGCTCTTGCTGTTAAGCTTGGCAACAATTGCGGCAGCTACAGTTGAGGAGGTGTCTCCGCTTGCTACGTTTACGGCATACTTGGTACCGCCGACATAGATGGCGAGAGTGCCGCTGTCTGTAGCAGTACCTGCAACTGTAATAGAACCACTTGCGGCGGTGCCGGTATCAAGTACAGTACCGAAGCAGTATAACTGCCCTGTTGGGTTTTGATTTCTGAAAGCCTCGACCATTAAGGCAATTTCAGAACCTGCGCCGTACATCTCCTTAGCGGCGGATACGGTACCGACAGACACAGGTGTGTCCATGGTGCCTGAGCCGGTAGACAGTGCAGAGCCTACAAGTAAGCTCGCATAAGACCCGGTGGCGGTATTGGCCATCGAGTTATCCAATTCCGCGTAAAACAGCGGAACACGGATATCGCTTGGCACGTAATTAAAAGAAACAGCCATTTAATCACTCCTTTGATTTAGACTTGGTTGCTTTTTTAGTGGTGGTTTTAGATGACTCTTTGAGCACCACTACGCCACCCTCTTTGATGCGCCTAATCCAATAAGAATTAAGTGCATTAATCTGTATGCCCTCATCAGGCATAAAGTTACGGTGAACAGGGTCAAATATCTTGAGACCGTTCACGGGTTTAATCATAATCATGAGCTTTCCTCATCTTCTGGGTTTAAATCGTCTACTATGAAACGGCTCTCAATGATGCCGTCCGGGGCTTGTGTTGTCGGGTCAATGAAGTCCACGCCATGCTCGTCGTCTGAGCTATCAGAGCCAACATCAAACGTGTTGAAGCGACCAACCGGCAGCTCGCCCGTAATCTCTGAGCCTTCAGTGAGCGCGGTAGGGATGAAGGTATCATCCACAGCTAACTGATAGGTGCATAAGAAGTTGAACTGCATCGCTACAATGGCAGGGTTACGAGATACCGCCTGACAGCCGTCATAGCTCAGAATGGCCTGATTGTCGTCAGAGAGCGGCGACCACCCAAGCAGACCGCTAAACAGTGCAGTCTGACA